GTTCCGCAAACCTGTTGTACAACCACATCATCATAGTTATAAGAGCCGCTTTCGTTCTGAAGAGGAACATCATCAAAAAATACCGATTTTGCCCCATCAACCAAACCGCCGATCTGACCTTCGGAAATCAAATCAAGAATTTTTACAGAGGCTGTGGAGGACAGAGAATTACTGTCGTTTTTTGTGCTCGAAGAACCAGACCCTGCAAACAAACCTTTAGTTTTCATTAAGTATCCTCAACGTCAATCGAAGAGCTGATGACAGAAGAACCGACCTTACAGCGTCCGAAAATAAGAGGGACTGCCACGCCCTGTTCGGTATTATTTACTGCTCCGTTAAAGTAGTAAGACTCTTCATCGTCATCGGATTTTTGTTTGCCGATAAGCGCTTGCAAAATAAGAGCGCCGCCAACCGCCGCCGCAGCTCCGCCCAACATACTCCATCCCAAAGACGCCATAGAAAAAGAACCAGGACTGGATGCGCCGTAAGACATGCACTGACAAACCGCCGCAATAATGATAAGAGCGACACCCGCAATAGCCTTCCCTACTCTGCCGCTCCCAAAATACTTCGGAATAAATCTGATGGATTTAACCTGCCGCAGCATAAAAAACGTATCCTGATTCAGCTTTTCAAACTTTCCGTCCCACCGCTCAACAACCACTTCCAACATCTCAATGCTTTGCAGCTTCGAGCGAATCCAATTATTGAAATTCGGTTTGTTGGCCTGGATAAGCTGTATTGCCTCTACCGCAGACGAAATATCAAGCGTCCACTCACGCCCGAATTCGCGCCCCAAAGCACCGTGCAAATAGACTTTAGTGAGCATCTTTGTTATATCTCATGTGATAGATAGTGCGTTCCTGCCAGTAACTGCCGCCATAAATATCTCTTCGGCTTAAACGATCTCTCATGTGATGAAGAATCATATCGTCACCGATATAGATACAAATATGGTCGATTTTCTTTCCGCACTGCAAAAGAAAAACATCGCCCTTTTCAGGCGTTCCTCCAGTCGGGACAAATCCCATTTCCTCACCCTTGGTAAGAAAGAAATTCTCTGCGGCATCCCACGGGTTTTCTCCCCGAAGAAAGTCCCCAAGGTCTATTCCCATCTCGGTTTTGTAGTAGTCCCTTAAGAGCGTGTAGCAATCGAAAGTGCCGTAAACATAAGGGCGGCCTATAAGCGGCATCATGAATCCTTCAGGCGTGATTGTTTCAATGCCTTCAAAGGTAAATTCGCCCTTTTCATCTTTATTTACCGCGCCGATAAACCACGTTACTTCCGTGTTTTCACAACCCTGTCTGTCTGCATCGCTCGGCTTGGCATTGGTATTGCAATGCGTATGCCAACAACCCACAATCTCCCCAAGATTCATGGTTGCTACATAATCATCGCCGTTGATAAGAAAATTGTGTTCGGGTTCAAGCGCGTCATTTCGGCATTCAACAGGGATTGCCTTCTTCCCCTTGGCATAAAGCAAACCGCACGCTTCTTTCGGATAAGCCTTAATCCCTGCTTCTTTTATAAAATCGTAAATTTTCTGACTGACTTTCATTCTTTATCCTTAACTTCTTGTTGCACCTGGAAAGCCGCCGAACGGTAGTACTCCGTTCCAATTGGGATCCGAAGGCCACCGTGCCTTACACGCATCCAATGTTTTCGGACAACAATCATCATCTTTACCGCAGGGCTTATTAGATTTATCGTAATAAGCACCCCACGTGTAACCGCAATAAGAACTTCGGTAAATCCATTGACAATAGTTTTGAATGACCTGTCTTCTCGGAAGTTTTACGCCCTGCAAGTCATAAGCGCTTGCCAACTCCCATTCGATCGTGTCTCTCGTTTCGCTTACCTTGCGGTCAAAAAACCAAATATCGTCTGGAAACGCTTCCGAGGGGTCGGCAGTCTCATTGCCGCTTTTAAAATTCACGGCATCCAGGTACTTTGCAAAGGTCCGTCGTCGGATAAGTTTTGCGCCTACCAAATCGTCAAGTTCGCTGATAAGAGCGGAAAAAATTCCCTGAACATTAGCTAACCGCAACTTAGGCTTCGGCAACTTGCCCTGAGTGTTAATGTCGAATCCTTCAGTCTCAATCGGCAAGGCAATGTATTCCACGCCCTGCCAAATAATGTTCGTGCTTAGTTGATTTGTGCCGCAATGAAAATAGAATTGCCCGCCATCATCAACAATATTGCTTGTGTCAAGCACAAACATCTCAATAAGAGCGGTTGAATTCAGAGATTGCAGATCAGCGGAAATACTCATTCAAATACCTGCTCAAAAGTGCTCGTAACTTCAAATATGCCGAACGAAACCTGCTGACTTTTCCAAGAGCGGGAGATATACATTCCCTTATCCCCGTTCGGGTCTGTCCATTCAAAACTGTACTGCCCGTCATGGTCTCGAAGAAAGGCCAGAATCGCACGGTGTCTTGTTAAATCCCCCGTAAAAGTAACTTCCCACTTTTTAGGATTATTGTTGATTAAGAAAGAGGTACGGCATTCGTACCCATCGCCATACTGCGTGACGGTGACTCTCGGGTCTTCGGAAAGCTGAGAGCCAACGTCAGGAGACCAAGTAAAAATAGTATCCATTTAATTAGAAGAATAAAGAAGTCCGCCAGGACGGGATTGTTGAGCAATTTCTTCTTTGACAACGGAGCGAAGACGCGAGGCAAGCTTGCGCGAGAATTCGGCGCTTTGAGATGCAGAATCAGAATCCTGTGTGTCAGAATCCTGTTGAGAACTGTTGGAATTTCCAGATGCATCAACATTAATGCCGATATTGACCGTATTGCCGCCTACTGTATTGGTCGTCTTATCGTTGCCCTGAATCGTGACAGGAATCGAACGCCCGTCAGGAAGAGGTACATATGCTTCAGGAGAAGAGCCTTCGCCAAACAAAGCAAGCTGCGGAGAATTTGCAACGCCGCCGCTCGCATACTTACGAAGGTTGACTTCGCCGTACTGCGTCATAATGCCGCCATTGGCAAAGCTGGAAGTGGAAGGCGCTTTAACGCCCCAACGCGAACCATCAACTGTTCCAGAGCCGCCCGACAAACTGTAAAGGCCGCCCGAGGCGGAAGTTGCAGAACCATTTATTACGCCATTAAGCTTGGCCTGACCATAACTTGCGGTATAGGAAATAGCGCCGCCCAATGCGCCGCCTAATGCTGTTGTCAAAAGCGAAGTTTTTCCGCTTCCGCCCATCGAAGTAAAAAGTCCTGTAATGGCAGAACCAATAGAAGATGCGGCACTTAAAAAAGCATTCCATAACGAAGTAAACGGAGTAGACAAGAAGTTTGTGATGCTCGTTCCCATTTCAGAGAACTTTGTTCCAATCATGTCAAAGAACCCTGTATTTGTATTAGATGCGTCCGTTGTTGCCGTGCTCATTTCTTTAAGAGCCGTAGACGTTGCGCTCGCTTCTTCTGCGGTATCAACAAGCTTTGTGCTCAGTTCGGCAGAGGCGTTAGCTGTGGTGTTTTGACTTCCGCTTGGGTTAAACCCAAAGAAACTCAAAACCTTTCCGCCAAAAGCTGCGAAGGGACTCATGCCGCTTCCAGAATAAAGATTGTTCTGTTGGCGGTTAGCTTCGTTGGAGTCGCCAAAAAGACTTGCCGTTCCCATGCCGAAGATTCCGCTTACGCCGTTTAAGAGCGGAGCAAAAGACGCCTGAATAATCTGTCTTCTTAAAAGTTTGCCAAGACTTAAGAAGTAGTCATTCCAACTGTCCAGGTCGCCGTCAAGCCAGTCTTCGGTTGCGCTCACAAAGCCTTCCATCATTTCAGACTGGAAAGTATCAAGCTGCTGTCCCAAATCCTGCCACGTTTCAACTAACTGCTTACCCGAAGTCTTTGTGTTTTCAACAAGCTGTTTTTGCAACAGTTCTATCTTTTTATTGGCGTTTGTCTGAATGACGTTTTCATATTCACTCTGCTTGGACAAAATCTCATAGCGCTGTTGCTCGTTATCAGTAATACTGAGTTTTTCCTGAACCCCTTTATGCAGAGCATCAAGCTGATCTTTTTCCGACTGCCGAACCTTGATAATTTCGCGCAATGTTTCGGAGTACGCCTTGTTGGTATTGGACGCATCAACCGTAGATGCAACAAAGTCCTTTAGCGCCTTAGTA